CCTTCTCTGCCGCGCTGTCGCAGACTTACCTAGAGCCGCCCGACCTCGGACTTGGCACGATGGCAGACGACGCGCGTGGCCGGGCCGATGGCTATCGCGAGGCGGCGGGAATGCTGGCCGATGCTGCCGGGCGTCCGCTAGCCAGTTGGCAAGCCCTGCGCGACGCGGTGACCGGCACCGGGACGGAGGCTGAAACAGCGTTGGCAGATGCCGCCGGTTCGGCGGATGCCCTGAACACCGAACTGGACGACACCGCTGCCGCTGCCGGAAGTGCGGGCGCAGCGGCGCGTGACGCCGGGGCTGACGCTGCCGCAGGGGCCGACCAGGCCGCAACCGGCTGGGGTGCGGTGGCTACGGCGCTCGCCGACTACGCCGCCAAGGCACTCAACATTGGCGGCGATATCGGTCAGGCACTGGTCGGGGCCTTCACCTCGGCCGAGAACGCCGTGGGCGAGTTCGTCAAGACCGGCAAGCTCGACTTCCGCGATCTGGTCACCTCGATTATCGCCGATCTGGCCAAGCTGGCGGCGCGGCGGTTCATCCTCGGGCCGATCGCCAACGCACTGTCCGGTGCCCTCGGCGGGGCTGGCGGGATCTTCGCCAACATCCTGCACGCCGGTGGCATGGTAGGATCGCCCGGCCCGGGTCGCATGGTCCCGGCGATGGCCTTCGCCAATGCCCCACGCATGCATGCGGGCGGCTGGGCCGGGATCAAGCCCGACGAGGTTCCGGCGATCCTGCAACGCGGCGAGCGTGTCCTCTCGCGCCGCGAAGCCGCAAGCTACGGCGGGTCCAGCGCGCCCGCCGTGAACGTCACCATCATGGCGCGTGATGCCGAAAGCTTCCGGCAGTCGCGCACGCAGGTCGCGGCCGACATTGCCCGAGCCGTGTCGCTGGGCCGGAGGGGCATGTGATGGCATTCCATGAAGTCAGGTTCCCCGACAACATCAGCCGCGGGGCGCGCGGGGGGCCGGAACGGCGCACGCAAGTGGTCGAACTGGCCAGCGGTGACGAGGAGCGCAACGCCAGCTGGGCCAACTCGCGCCGTCGCTATGATGTCGCCTACGGCATCCGCCGTGCCGACGATCTGGCGGCAGTTGTTGCCTTCTTCGAGTCGCGAAACGGCCGCCTGCACGGCTTTCGCTACAAGGACTGGGCGGATTACAAGTCCTGCCTGCCGTCGCAGGCGGTCGCCCCGACCGACCAACTCATCGGCACCGGCAATGGTGCTGTCACCACCTTCGCCCTGCTTAAGCGCTACACCTCCGGCGCGCAAAGCTGGACCCGTGCCATCGCCAAACCGGTGGCCGGCACTGTCCGCATCGCCCTGAACGGCGTCGAGCAGATGACCGGCTGGAGCGTCGACACCGCTACCGGCAGCGTCACCTTCACCACCGCCCCGGGCGCGGGCGTCGCGATCACAGCGGGCTTCGAGTTCGACGTCCCCGTTCGCTTCGACACCGACATGCTCGACGTCACCCTCGATCTCGAGCGGCTCGGGTCGATCACATCCATCCCGCTGCTGGAGATCCGGCGATGAACGAAGAAACCGGCTTCATCGCCGCCGCGCTGCGCGATCTGGCGACCTCTACCGCCGTCATCCTGGCGGCCTGGGGCGCGCTTGGCGGGGCGACCAACGCCCTGACCACTCGGATGCGGCTGCGCGATGCGTTGCGCCACATCCTGCTCGGCGGTCTGATCGCGGCGGGGATGGGCAGCCTGTCCATGGCGGTCATCACCGCCTGGCTAAGCCTGCCATCGCAAGCGATCCCGGCCGGGGGTGCGGCGGGCTCTGCCGCCTATCTCGTCGGCGTCTTCGGCCCCGCCTTTATCGAGGTCGTCCTAGCCCGGCTGCGCAGCGGCAAGGGGGGCACCCCCGATGCATGAACTTCTCCGCCTTGCGCGCGCCATCCGCTGCGATGCCGCCGACCCGGCACAGGCCTTCAGCCATCGCCTGCGCATCGGCCTTCTGGTCGCCGCGCTGATCCTGATCGTTTCCTCTCTCTTCGGGTGATCCCATGCACATGACAGACCGGGGCCTGCTGGCCCTTGTCCGGCACGAAGGACTCGTGCCCGGACCCTATCTCGACGTCAAAAACGTCTGGACCTTCGGCATCGGCCACACTGCCTCGGCAGGACCGCCCGATCCGGCAGGGATCCCGCGCGGCATGCCCGTCGATCTCGACGCCGAGATCCGCGAGGCGTTCCGGCTCTTCCGCAGCGACATCGTGGCCTACGAGGCCGAGGTGCTGCGCGCGGTGAAGGTGCCGCTGGAACCGCACGAGTTCGATGCGCTGGTCAGTTTCCACTACAACACCGGCGGCATTGCCAAGGCATCGCTGACCCGCCACCTGAACGCAAGCAACCGCGCCGCCGCTGCGCAGGGTTTCATGGGCTGGCTGCGACCCGCCGCGATCCGCACGCGCCGCGAGGCCGAACGCGATCTGTTCCAGTATGGCCGCTATCCGACCGGCACCATCCCGGTCTGGGCGGTGGATCGCAACGGCCGCGTGGACTTCTCGCGACCGATCCGGCGACTGACCGAGACCGAAGCGCTGGCATTTCTGCGCCCGACGAGCGTGCCGGTGCCGTTGCCCGTGCCGCTGCCGGTACCGACCCAACCATCTGCCGCCCCGTCGTGGTGGCAGCGGCTGATGGAATTTCTCAAAGGAAAGGCAACACCATGAACTGGAACCTCGCACGCGGGCTGGTCTATCTGGCCTGCCTTGTTGCCTCCGGCTTGGCCATGGCCGGGCTGGCGGATTTCGATCTGATGACCGGCAGCTTCGATCTGCGTCCCTTCAACCTCTACGCCCTGACCGGCACGGTCGGGGGCGTGGTTTCCTCGGCGCTGGCCTCGGTGGCCCTGTGGCGCGGTTGGGGGCGGAAGTGAAGGCTCTCCCGCCCGCACTTCAGGCCCATCTCGACGAGGGCACGACGACGCTGGCCTGGTGCTGGCGGATCGTGCGGGCCGATGGGGTGACGCTTGGCTTCACCGATCACGACCGACCCCTGACGTTCGACGGCACCGATTTCGAGCCGGAGAGCGGCTTTGCGGCCTCCGAGGTGCGCTCGGGATCCGACCTGTCCGTCGATGCGCAGGATGCCCAAGGCGTGCTGTCATCCGACCGGATCACCGAGACAGACATCCTTGACGGTCGCTGGGACAATGCGGCGGTCGAGGTCTGGCGCGTGAACTGGGCCGCGACCTCCCAGCGCCTGCTGATGCGGCGCGGGGCCATCGGCCAAATCCGGCGCGGGCGGCTGGCATTCGTGGCCGAGGTGCGATCACTGGCCCATGTGCTGGGCCAGACGGTCGGCAGAACGTTTCAGGCGAGCTGCGATGCCGCCCTTGGCGATACGCGCTGCGGGGTCAATCTCGAGGCACCGGCGTTTAAGGGCACCGGCGCGATCATCGACATGCTGCGCGACCGAGCCTTTACCGCCTCTGGTCTCGGAAGTTTTACCTCAGGCTGGTTCACCTTTGGCACGCTCGACTGGACCAGCGGGGCCAATGCCGGGCGGCGGGCCGAGGTGTTAGCGCACGACCTCGTCGACGGCGTCGCCATCCTGACCTTGCTGGAAGCCCCGGTGCGCGCCATCGCCGGGTCGGCCACCTTCACCATCCGCGCCGGGTGCGACAAGCGCATCGCGACCTGCGGCACGAAGTTCGCTAATGTCGCCAACTTCCGGGGCTTTCCCAATATCCCCGGCCAGGATGCGGTCCTGCGCTATGCCAGCACCGATGGCGGCCACGAGGGGGCGGTGCTGTGACAGCGGCCGATCCCGACACCGTCATCGCCGTCGCCCGGTCCTGGATGGGAACGCCGTACCACGACCAAGCCAGCCTGAAGGGCGTCGGCTGTGATTGCCTCGGTCTGGCGCGCGGTGTCTGGCGCGAAGTCGTGGGGCCCGAGCCTTTCCCGATCCCGCCTTACAGCCGGGATTGGGGCGAAAGTGGCCCGCGCGAGGTGCTGGCCGAAGGCGCGCGCCGCATGATGCCGGAGATCGCACCCGCCGATGCCCCACCAGGTGCGCTGATCCTGTTCCGCATGATGCCGCGTGCCATAGCCAAGCATGTCGGCATCCTGACGGGCCCCGACACCTTCCTTCATGCCTACGAGCGGCTCGGCGTGATCGAGGAACCGGTCACCCCGACATGGCGACGCCGCATCGCCTTTGCTTTCCTCTTTCCCAAACGCTGAGAGTTTTCCATGGCCACGCTCGTCCTCGGCGCTGTCGGCACTGCCATCGGCGGGGCCTTTGGCGGCGCGATCCTCGGCTTTTCCGGCGCGGCCATAGGCGGCTTCATCGGCTCGACCGTGGGATCGGTAGTCGACAGCTGGATCGTGTCGTCGCTGGCCCCCGCGCAGCGGATCGAAGGCGCGCGGCTCGACACGCTGCGGATCACCTCGGCCACCGAAGGGGCGGTGATCCCGCGGCTTTACGGCCGGATGCGCATCGGCGGCAACATCATCTGGGCCACCGATTTCCGCGAGGAGACCAAGACCACCACCCAAGGCGGCGGCAAGGGAGGTGGCGGCGGCAAGGTCAAGACTACCGAATACCTCTACTATGCCAGCTTTGCCGTGGCGCTCAGCGAGGGTCCAATCACGGGCATCGGCCGCGTCTGGGCCGACGGCAAGGCGATGGACATGACCGGCGTGACCTGGCGCTGGTATCCCGGCAACGAGGTGCAAACGGCCGATCCGTTCATTGCAGCCAAGATGGGCGCGGCCAACACGCCCGCCTATCGCGGCACGGCTTACGTCGTGTTCGAGGATCTGGCGCTGGCAACCTTCGGCAACCGCCTGCCGCAACTCAGCTTCGAGGTGTTCCGCCCGCTGGCCGATGCCGACACCGCCGAGGGCCTGACCCGCGCCGTCACCTTGATCCCGGCCTCGGGCGAGTTCACCTATGCCACCGACGCCATCCGCAAGGGCAGCGGCGGTGCCACGGTCGCCGAGAACCTGAACGCTCTGCCTGATCAGCCGGACATCGTGGTGGCACTGGACCGGTTGCAGGCCATGGCCCCGGCGGTCGAAAGCGTCAGCCTCGTGGTGGCCTGGTTCGGCAACGACCTGCGCGCAGGATCCTGTAAGGTGAAGCCGGGTGTCGAGGTTGCCTCCAAGGCCACCACGCCCGCCAACTGGTCAGTGAACGGGGTCAGCCGGGCCAGTGCGCATCTGGTAAGCCGCGACGCCGAGGATCGGCCGGTCTATGGGGGCACGCCTGCCGACTTTGCCGTGGTGCAGGCGATCCAGGAGATGAAGGCGCGCGGGCTGCGCGTCACCTTCTATCCCTTCCTGCTGATGGATGTGCCCCCCGGCAACACCCTGCCGAACCCCTACAGCGCCAACGCCGCAACGACGGGCCAGCCCGCCTTCCCGTGGCGGGGGCGGATCACCTGTTCTCCGGCAGCGGGTTTTGCTGGATCGGTGGACAAGACCGGCACGGCGGCCACGCAAGTGTCGGCGCTGTTCGGGGCGGCGACGGCAGGCAACTTCAGCGTCAGCGGCGAGAACGTCGCCTTCACCGGCTCGCCCAGCGACTGGGGCCTGCGCCGCATGGTGCTGCACTACGCGCACCTTTGCGCGGCAGCGGGCGGGGTCGATGCCTTCCTGATCGGAACAGAGATGCCAGGCCTGACCACCATCCGGTCAGCGGCCAGCACTTATCCTGCCGTCACCGCCTTGAAGACCCTCGCGGCCGACGTGAGCAGCATCCTCGGGGCAGGCACAAGGATCGGCTATGCCGCCGACTGGTCCGAGTATTTCGGCCACCATCCGCAAGACGGCAGCGGTGATGTCTATTTCCACCTCGACCCGCTCTGGTCTGATGCCAACATCGATTTCGTCGGGATTGACAACTACCTGCCGCTGTCCGATTGGCGCGACGGCTTCGAGCATGCAGATGCCCTCGACGGCTGGCCCGCGATCTACGACCGTGCCTATCTGCAGGCGAACATCGCGGGCGGTGAAGGGTTCGACTGGTTCTATGCCAGCGCCGCCGACCGCTCCGCGCAAATCCGCACGCCGATCACCGATGGCGCGGCAAGCAAGCCGTGGGTCTTTCGCCCCAAGGAAATCAGTGCCTGGTGGACGAACCCGCATTTCAACCGGCCGGGCGGGGTGGAGAGCGGCTTGGCCACCGCATGGGTGCCCCAATCGAAACCGATCCGCTTCACCGAACTGGGTTGCCCGGCCATCGACCGGGGTACGAACCAGCCGAACGTCTTCTTCGACCCGAAGTCGTCGGAGAGCTTCACGCCGCATTTCTCGCGCGGCTGGCGCGATGATGCGATCCAGCGCGCCTATCTGGAGGCCAGCTACCTGCATTGGGACGACCCGGCCAACAACCCGATTTCCAGCATCTATGGCGACCGCATGGTGCACGTGCCGGAATGTGCTGCCTGGACCTGGGACGCGCGGCCCTATCCGTTCTTTCCCGAACTCACCGATGTCTGGACCGATGGCCCGAACTGGCGGCTGGGCCACTGGCTGACCGGGCGTCTGGGGGCGGTGTCGCTGGCGGCGCTGGTCCGCCATCTCTGCCTGCGCGCTGGCCTGCCGGAAGCCCTGATCGACGTCACCGGCCTCTGGGGCGCGGTCGAGGGCTATGCCATCGCAGCACTTGAAGCGCCGCGCTCCTCGATCAGCACGCTGGCGCGACATTTCGGCTTCGATGCCATCGAGACGGAAGGCATGGTCCGCTTCGTCATGCGCGGGCGGGCGTCAATTCTGACCTTGGCGCATGACGACCTCGTGGCATCGCGCGAGGGCGAGGCACTGGAACTGGTCCGCGCGCAAGAAACCGAACTGCCGCAGGCGCTGAAATGGCAGGTGGCGCGAGCCGACGAGGATTACGATGCAGCCCTTGTCGAAGCCCGCCGTATCACCGTCGACACCACCCGCATCGCGTCCGAGTCCTTCCCGATGGCAATCCCGCCCGAGGAGGCTGAACGCCGCTGCCGCCGCGCGCTGATGGAAGCCTGGATCGGCCGCGAAAGCGCCACCTTCCGTCTGCCGCCGTCACGGCTGGCGCTGGACCCCGCCGATGTGATCCGGCTGGTCCATGACAGCCGCGAGATCGAGTTGCGCCTTGTGTCCATCGCCGATTCCGATGGGCGCGGCATGGAGGCCGTCCGTCAGGACCGCGCCGCCTATGACCTGCCGCCCGGCGATCCGCGCCCGTCCACGTTGACCCGGTCTGTTGTCTTCGG